TGTGCTAAATTAATTTTTAAATCTGTGTTTTGACTAGGATATGTTGATGCTTGTAATGATGTAACTTGATTCCCATTAACATATAGTTTTGCTCTATTGCTACTTGTTGCTTGTGTTGTATCAACTGCTAAAACTATATGATACCAAGCTGATACATCTCTATATCTAGCATTTGTATAAATATCTAAATTATCTGTTCCACTTTCATAATTTAATACTCTTAAACAATCATCAGGTGCATTAAATATAAATTGAAATAAATCAGGATATGTACCAGTTGAAAAAATTGCATGATCTCCACCTAAAGCATTTCCTCTTTTTATCCAACCACTCCAAGTCCAAGTTTTTCTATTTCCTGAACTAAAAGTTTGATATAAATAATCACTACTAGACCTATCATTTCTTAATGAATTAGCAACTTCATATCCACCAGCAGATATTGAATTGCTTGGAAGTATTAAAGGCATTATATTACCTCTTTTGGAAATTCTGGGAGTGGTCTTGTCATTACAGGATTTTGTTCTGTTCCTGTGTTAGTGTATTCGTATAATGCTTTTAGTTCATCAACTGTTGTGCAGTTATTAATCATAGTTTCCATTTCATTAGATTTAGTTCTAACATCTGCTCTAAAAGATAATATGTTTGCTGGTACATCATAGTCAGCTACTTCAGTTGCTTTTGTAATATACCAATCAGTAGGTGCTAATAAACCAGATGCTTGTTGTTTAACTATTTTTTTCTTTTCAGTTTTTAAACCATAGTTAATTACTTGAACACCATCTTGTAATACAGGGTCGCCATTTTCATCTACTGCGTTTTCATCTTCTAATCTTTTAGGTGTTGCAGTTCCCCAAGATTTAGTAACCTGACCATTTGCAAAGTTATATTGTTCGTTAGTGTTAATATAATATGCTGGGTCTTTGTAATTAGTTGAATCAGTTATAACTTCATAAATACCAATAGCTTCTTTTTCAGCTTGTGACCACATTGTAAATATTTTAGCTGGGTATCTAACTTCTCCTATAACAATAGATTTAGGGTAATTTATAAATTGAGTTATGTTATTATTTTCGACTACTGCGTACATTGTTTATCCTTATGTTGCTGACATATTTAAAGTTCTACCCATCTCTTGCCAAACTGTACCATTGTATCTAAAAACTAAATGATCGACTTGACCAGAAACAGATGTAAAAGTTGGTGCTGTACTTCCAGCAAATTCAAAAACTGTATTGAAAGCGATTGTGTGTGAACCACCATATTGAATATTTAAACTTATAAAAGAACCAGTTGTTGCATTACTTGGTGCAGAAAAAGTTGTGTTTTCTGTTGTAACGTGTTTTGCATTTGGAGATGCTTGACTATCCCAAGCTACTGCATTTGATGAAGAAGTTAAACTAGCTTCAGGATAATATGCTAAATCATTAAATACGATTTTTCCTGTGCCATTAGGTGTGAATGTAATATTTCCATTTGATGTTGATACAAAAGCATTTCCATTAACATCTAAATCTCCACCTAATTGTGGAGTAGTATCTGAAACTATATCAAATGAAACTGAACTATCTAACCAATTAACTGTGTTAGCTGTGTAATCTATTGTTGCTAAAGATATGTCATCAGCACCATCATAAAATTTTAAAGTTGGAGTAGTTGCAGATGTTGTGTCTAACCAAATCGTACCAGCAACAGCACCACTAGGTCTTGATGTTCCTGAATTAGAAGTATTAATAGCAGATAGAACATTGTTTAGATCAGTTCTAAAGCTAGGGAAAGATTGGTTTGCTATATTATAGTCGTGTTGTGCCATAAGTTCTTATACTCCTTTTAATATCCTTTTGCAATATAATCAAAAGTTCTTGAAACTGCTGTATCTGAACTGTTGAAAAATGAAACATCAAATCCATTAATTGTTTTATTTGCTACTGTGAAATAATCTCCAGTAGCCATATTTTCGCCAGTTATTCCAACAGCATAATTAACAGATTTATATGGGTTTGTAAATGTTACTGTATAAGTTCCAGCACCAGAAGTAATATCGTTGCCACTAAATATTCTATCTTCCATATCTATTGTAACTGTAACTTGTGAAACTACTGGAGTTGATGCTAAATCTCTTGAAATTAAAACTACTCTAAATTTAAAATATCTAGCTGTATAGTTTCCTATTACAAAGTTTTGGAACGCAGTATAAGTAATATTATCATCTGAAGTTGCAATCTCAATATGAGCATTACAATTTGAACCAACATCTCCATCAAAGTTAGAGGAAGCTGTGTCAAATAATCCAGTTCTATTATCAAAGAGATCATCAGGGTTATCTGCTGTTTGAGTTAATGATGCTGTAATTCTAGCAGTATGTTTAGCCCCAATATCAATTACATCTGCAAATAAATAATTACCACTTGCATAGAAGTCAGCATTAGCAACACCAGAATCAAAAAATCTAGTAACCTCATCATCAAAATCTCCACTAGCACTATCAAAAAGTTCTGATGAATCTAATCTAATTGTATTATCTGCTATAACTGTATTTGTATTTGTTCCTAAAAAATCTGGGTGTTCTGATTGTGTTGCAATAGCATTAAAATTAGTAACATTTATAACATTAGAAATAATCGCAGTAGCATTTGAACTAAAGTTTCCTAATTTATCGACAGCTTTAATAAGATAAGTTCCAGCCCTTGCTGGTACAGTAATTGAAGTTGCTGGTCTTGATATTTTTTCTACTAATGCTACAGAGTTTTGCCAATCAGCACTTCCATTTGTTGCTTCACTAAATCTTAAATTATAATAAGCTAAATCTAAATCAGGTATTTGCGACCATGAAAGATGAGCCTCTTGTCCAACAATATTACATGAAAAATCTTCTACATCACTAGGTGGCTCAATAGCACCTATAATAGTTCTTGATGCAGAAACATAAGTGGAAGAAACTCCCAGAGTATTTACCGATTTTACCCTCACGTCATACTGTTGTTGGTCAATTACATTTAATACTCTGTGATTTAATCCTGAACCTTGTGCATAAATAATATAATCTGAATCTGTGCTTTTCTTATATTCCACTTGGTAATAATCAACAAAGCTATCATTACTTGCACCAATAGTTATATCTAAAGCTACGATAACAGTTCCATCATTGTACTGAATTAATTGGTCATCTAAAGTAACACTTGCTGGTGGTTGGATAGTAAATGGATTAGGTAAATTAGTTGTAGGAATTGCACTAGCTTGAGTTTTAGTTGCCCATGTATAATGTGAATCCTGATGCTCGACTAAAGATAAACCAACTGTAAAATCTTCATTAAAAGTTATTCCTAAAACTCTAAATGGTTTAGCAGAAAAACCTAAAGAACTATGTGTAATATTAACTATATCGCCAATCGCTAAATCATAAGCATCAAAGCTAACAGTTATTCCTAAAGATAATGCTTGTCTTGATCTTCTTAAAATAACTTCTGCCATTTCTTCAGCTTGATATGGATTTGTAATTGTTGTGAAATCAAATCTACCCTCAAGTAAAAATCCACCATCACTAGCTTTCATTGTTGCGTGTTGATCTGCACTTGGTAATCCTGAATCATCTATTGGTGGAAATTGAACTTCATCAACTTGATAATTACGATCAGGATTTACAAAGCCAACTATAACTCTATTATATTTTTCGTTTTTATCAGGTGTTGTTAATGAATAACCACCTATAATATCATCTTCAGTTAATGTGATTGAAGCTGTTCCTGTTGTTTCTATAACTAAACTATATTTACCAGATGAATAAGGAAGATAACCTCTACAACCTTTTATTAATTCTCTAACATTGTCTATAATATTTCTTGAAGTATCTAATGCAGTATTTGTATCAAAAATATTAATATCACTTCCACCAGAATATGGTGTTACTTGAGTTTCGCAAACTAATGAAGCATCATAGAAAGATTGCAAATCTATTTCGTTTGTAGTTAATCCTTTTCCATATCTAGTATTAGTTAAATAATCTAATAAGCACCATGCTGGGTTAGTAGAATAAGATGCAGATTGTTCTACTAAACTTGCATTATAAGTTTTAACTTTTTTACCTTGTATTTTAGCTTGTACTTTAGGAACTCCAGTAAATGCGTCAGAGTTCCATTTAAAACGAATTGCTAAATAACATAGACCAGATAATTTATGGTTAGCTGTCCAATTAGTTAATGTTGATAATAATGTTGATGCTGATTGACCATCTGTTCCATAATGTGGTTCTA